GGTAGTTTTATATAGGGATATCTTTTCTGAAGAAGAGATCAATCTAATTAGAAATACAATTTTAGAATCAGAAGATGATGTTTCTGGGAAAGCGTTTGCTCTTCCAGAAGATTCTTCGTATATAGATTATCATGGTCCAGATCCAGTTGAAAAAGATGACGGGACAATAATAAAATCTTGGTCAACTTGGTATAACTATGGGAAGAAAACATTTTTTAGTAACAATATAGACAAAGACCTTTCTGATGTTGGTAAAAAACAGGTTGCTGTAAGAAAGCTAATATTAGACGGAATATCAAAAGCGCATCAAGATTACTTCTCAAGCTATGATAAAAATAGCTGGCCAGAGTATGCTGGCAAAGACTTTTCTTTAGATAGAGGAATTTATGGCATGTGTTTTTCAGACATAGAAGTACTTCAGCATAGAATAAACAATGACTCAGAATTTACCATAGACATACATACAGATTGGCACGAACAAAGGCATACTTGGCCAGGGCCAAAACAAATTGTCACATATACATTTTACTTGAATGATGATTATGAAGGTGGTGAGGTAGATTTTATTAGTGAAAATGAAAAGTCTATGACAACATATAAGCCTAAGATGGGAGACATAACAGCATTCCCATCTGGAAGACCATACTGGCACAGTGCACGTGCTGCCAATTCAGGAAGCAATAAGATATTTGTAAGAGTTTTTGCCTGTAAACAATATGTTGGATCTGCCGAATGGCATGAAGGATCGGCAAAGCATGGGGTAGAAAATTGGTTAGAAAAAGAAAAAGAAAAAGTTTTATCCTTTGTTAATGATGGTGAAACATCCAGAAGAATTGTTATTGATGGCAAAGAGACAAGCAATTTTTCACACCTATTGCCATTATTTATTGATAATGATAAAATATTCTACATAGACGGAAAAGAACTTAGCTTGTAGCAAATGCTTTCAAGCACTAATATAAGGAGAAAGAAATGGCTAACCCAACAATTACAATCGTAGGTCGAGTCGGAAGCGACCCAGAATCTATTGGGTCAAATGGTATTCGTTTTAGAGTTGCAACAAATGATCGTGTGAAGAATGATACAACTGGTGCCTGGGAAGATAAAAATACTTCATGGTGGACAGTTAAAGCCTGGCGCACACTTGCAGAACAATCTAAGTCTGTGATTCGGAAAGGCATGGAAGTAACTATAGTTGGTAAAATTTACGAAGAAAATTGGACAGATAAAGACGGTATTAAAAGAAGCTCATATGAGATTAATGCCGATTCGATTTCTGTAACCACATATAGTTTGGCTAAAGATAAGCCTGCATCCGATTTCCCTTCATACAAGACGTATGCTGAGGTTCCTTTCTAATGAAAGAAATTTTATTAACAACTTTAGTTGGAATTGGAGTCGGAGGAATATTTAGTATTTTTAAACTTCCAATTCCAGCCCCACCAGTATTTTCTGGCTTAATGGGAATTGTAGGACTTTGGATGGGCTACGGGATAGTGCAGAGGTTTATTGTATGACAGCGTTTCTTTTTGGATCAATGATAGGCTTTGTAGTTGGATATGCAATTGGTTTGCTCATGGATAAATGGGATAAGAGCATAAAAAATGACAGATGATAACAATACCTTACAGTTAATAAGTTCCATAACAGAATTTAATGACCTTCATGAGTTTATGAAGGATGAGCATTTGGATAAAGCTCTATCTATTGTGGTAAAATTACTTATGAATCCAGATGTTCCTTCAGCAAAAGCACCGCTGCTTATAATGGAGCTTCAAGCAATGTCAACTAAGTTTGCAGTAATGTCTTCATTCTATTCTACAATTGCAAAAGATAAAGCTGGTACGGTTAATAATAATAAAAAGAATGTTTACTATTCAGTCAAGGAGTCCATAGACAAACTTGTAGATGCACTTAAGTATGTCGTTAGGTATAATTCATAAATGGGTCGAGATATAGTAAGAAATCTTAAGTTTAAAAAGCACACAATGAAGCACTTTGACCCAGATCTTTTTGCTGAATTGCTAGATGAATCTTACAGGAATACTAAACGTGCAGATGGAGACATGACTAAAAAATCATTTAGTCCAAGTTCGCTTGGCTACGGTCATGGAACTTGCCCAAGATATTGGTACATGGCTTTTTCTGGTGCAATGTTTATTGACAACAATGATGCAATTGCTGTTGCAAACATGGCTCAAGGAACTCAGGCCCACGAAAGGCTTCAGAATTTAATTAAGACTATGCCTCAATGGAGAGCAGAAGAAGAAGAAATTATTAATGAGTATCCTCCAATTAGAGGATTCATTGACCTTATTATGGAGTATGACGGAGAGACCGTAATTGGAGAAATTAAAACGGCTAAGCAAGAGGTATGGGACACAAGGCAGTCAGAAATGAAGTCTTCACCCAATCATATGTTGCAGCTGTTGACCTACATGAAGCTAAAGAATGCTAAGGAGGGATTCTTCCTGTATGAAAATAAAAATACACAGGAGATTTTAGTTATTCCAGTATCTATGAATGAAAAAAACACAAAGATAATCGAGGATACTTTCCTTTGGATGCAAGAGGTTTGGGATAACTTTAAAGATGGTGATCTCCCAATGAGGCCAGCAGGAGCAACAAAATCTAAGATGCCATGCACATATTGCCCAATTAAGAAAGAATGTTATTCAAAAGAGACCCCAGTTGGAACAGTTCAGATTGAAAGATTTCAGGTGCCAGTTTTATGATTTGTCTTAATTCTGAATGCTCAAAAGACTTTAATCAAAAAACTCATAATCAGAAATATTGCTCCGATGAGTGTTGCAGAATTGCAACCAATAAAAAAATCATGGAAAAGTACTATGAGAAAAAGGCTATAAGAAATGGTGCGAAAAGAACATGTTCAAAGTGCAGTATTGTTTTAAGTCGGTATAACTCTTTAAATGTGTGCTCTAAATGTGAAAAAAATAAGTCTTTAGAAAACAAGAAAAAGATTATTGGTATGATTAATGACATTAGCTAACCTTGTTAAAACAAAAGCACACAGGGTTTTGGGCATAGATGCTTCAACAAGCTCAATTGCCTTCTGCTTAATTGAAAATAATAAGCCAATTAAATGGGGTAAGATTAATCTGGTAGGTAATGATATATATGAAAAAATTTACGATGCTAAAGTAAAGACATCTCTAATGCTCGATGAGCTTAAATCTGATTACATATCAGTAGAAGGAGCTATACTTGTCAAATCTGCTGACGCTGTGATAAAATTGTCTTACGTATACGGCGTTGTGATTGCAGAACTTATGTCTACTGGTGCTTCGGTTATTACAATATCACCAAGCGCATGGCAGGCGCACATTGGAAATAAGAACCCAACTAAAGATGAAAAAGAATCCATAAGAGTAAAAAATCCAGGGTACGCAGACTCTTGGTATAAAAATCAGTTAAGGAATATGCGTAAACAAAGAACGGTAGATTACTTTAACAGCATGTATAATTTAAACATAAATGATTTTGATGTTGCAGATGCATTTGGTATTGCATACTATTCAAATGAGGTGTTGACTAAGCGATGAAACATTATAAAAATAAAGAGTGGTTATACAGAAGGTATGTCGTTCAAAAGAAAACTATGGAAAATATTGCACAAGAATGTGGCGTAACCGTTATGACCATATATAGAGCTTTAAAAGAAAAAGGAATAATAAAATGACTCTGCAGCCAGTTTTTGAAGATTCAAAAGAATTTAAATATGATGACCTGTATTTGCTTACAGTTGGAACAGAAGCTGGAAAAGAAATATTAACAACCTGTCTTGATATTGCTCATATGCTTATAAAGAAAAATATTTCATATGGCAACTCGGCATTAGATCCAGTTCGTATATTTTCAAAAGCGGGTCCAAAAGAACAACTATATGTAAGAATTGATGACAAGCTGAATAGACTAATTAAGGGCGAAGATTACCCAGGTGATAATGATATTGACGATTTAATTGGTTACCTAATATTGCTAAAGGTTGCCAAGGAATTTGCTATTTCAGTCGACTAGAAGTATAATAAAGTCATATGGAAATTGAATTAGCTGATCATTTTGATCGCATGAACAAAGTGGTTGAAGAACTACTTAGGGGAAACAACCCCACACAGATTGCCACCCTGACGGGGTTTAAGAGGGCAGAAGTAGTTGGCCTTATAGATGAGTGGAAGAACGTAGTACACAACGACACATCAGCCCGTGAACGTGCTAAGGAGGCTATCTCTGGAGCCGATCAACACTATGCAATGCTGATTAAAGAAGCATGGAAAACGGTTGAAGATGCAGATCAGGCTGGGCAACTAAGCGTTAAATCTGGAGCACTTAAACTTATTGCTGATATAGAAGGTAAAAGAATAGGAATGCTTCAGGAGGTTGGCTTATTGGATAATGCAGAGCTGGCGGGACAGATAGCAGAGGCGGAAAGAAAACAAGAAGTCTTAGTTAAAATATTAAAAGAAGTTACTGCAACATGCCCTAAATGTAAAATGGAAGTAGCCAAGAGACTATCACAAATTACTGGAATTGTTGAGCCCATAGAGATTATTGAGGAAGTCAGTGGAATTTAATTTTGATGACCTTATTGATATACTCGACGGTGAAGAGTTTGATGAGAGACCTGTCGATCTAAAAACATTTGTAACAGATAAAAACTATCTCGGACTTCCAGATTTGTCAGACCATCAGTATACTCTTATTGAAAAATCATCTCAGATTTATAAAGAGTCCACACTAATAAAGCTGTTTGGTGAAAAAGAAGGATCTCTTAGATACAGGCAGACATGCAATGAAGTTGTAGCTCAACTAGGTAAAGGAAGCGGTAAAGACTACTGCTCAACTATATCAGTTGCCTATATAGTTTATTTACTATTGTGTCTTAAAGATCCAGCATCTTATTATGGGAAACCTCCAGGCGATTCTATTGACATTATCAATATTGCTATTAACGCTCAGCAGGCAAACAACGTATTCTTTAAAGGTTTTAAAAACAGAGTCACACACTCACCTTGGTTTATAGGAAAGTACTTTGAAAAAGCCTCAGAGATAAAGTTTGATAAGAATGTTACTGTTTATTCTGGCCACTCAGAAAGAGAAGCATTCGAAGGCTATAACGTTTTGGTAGCCGTTCTGGATGAGATATCTGGCTTTGCCCTTGATAGTACAAGTGGACACGATCAAGCAAAAACTGCTAGTGGTATTTACGACATGTATAGGGCATCTGTAGATTCTCGTTTTCCAGATTATGGTAAAGTTATTCTTCTTTCCTTTCCACGTTTTAAGAATGACTATATCCAGCAAAGATATGATGAAATTATTTCAGAAAAAGAAATTATATCAAGATCACATAGATTTAAATTAGATCCAGACCTTCCAGAT